GGGATATTCTAACTGCATCCGCAATAGATGGAACTGAAACTATTTTGGATATAGGTTCTTCAGAAGGCACTCCAACTGGTGTAAAGTTTAAAAGCGATGGTACAGTATTATTTTTCAGTGGATATAGTGGAGATGCGATATATGCCACTCCTACAAGTACCGCATGGGATATTTCTACTGCAAATATGTCAAGTGTTACATCGACAGGTAGTTTAGGTTATGATGTAAAAGACTTTTATATAAAACCAGACGGAACTTCTTTGTGGGTATCTACACCGTATAATATTAGAGAATATTCTATGTCAACCCCATGGGATCTGACTACAGTTTCTTTATCACAATCTACAAGTGTATCAAATAACGATAATAGTACTGCCGGTGGTTTATGGTTTAAACCAGACGGCACAGAAATGTATTATAATGATGCTACTTCAGATTTATTTTCTCAATACACATTGACAACAGCATGGGATATTTCCACTAAGACAAGTTATAAAAGTATTAGTACATCTGGCGAAAGTGCGCCCCAAGGAATGGCTTTAAGTTCAGATGGAACAATAGTATATGTTGTGGGTTCTAGTGGTGATGGTATTGATTATTATACATTATCCACGCCTTGGGATATTAGTACAAGAAGTAGTTCTGCTGGATTTTATTCTTTGGCAGGAATTACAAGTGTTCCTACAGGAATACATTTAAGAAGTGATGATTCTGTTTTATATGTTTCATTTCGTGCTACTGGAACTATTAATACTACAATTGCTGATGGTATATTACAACTACCTTTCGGAGATGGAAGTGTTGTATCTCCAACAGTATATTCTAAAACGGACAATAATTCTATAACATATGATTCTACTGGAGATATAACTATTGTTGCAGACAACTTTGATAAAACTAGTATATTTGTTTCAAAGGATATAACTACCTTTAGAAATTTATCATATTATACAACTGAAAAAACTATAAATATTTCTCATAATACTAATACTATTGAGGACACCTCATATTCTCCTCTTAGATTTTTTACATCTAAAAATTTGGAAATTCTAAGTAATAGTAGTTATTCAATAAACAATGTTGTTATCAATACAAAACTTGATACTGATGAATATAGAGATGGTGTGTTAAAAAATATTCAAATTACCACAGCAGACGATATTGCTGCAAGGTCTCCTTCATTTTGCAATTCAATTCAAAAATCTTTTTATATTGATAATGAAGTACCAATTGGATATTTTGAGGTTGATGGTATTGCTCGATTCTCCGATATAAATAAAAATAACGATCCAAGACTTGTTGGTGGTAGTACACAAACTGATGACACAGGGGGAACTGGGGGAACTGGTGGTACAGGCGGGACTGGTTCTGGGCCAATTCAATCGTGGAGTTCTTGATAAATGCCTATTTCATTACCAGACAATCCGACTGATGGACAAACGGTTCAAATCGGAACAATCATTTATACATATGACGCAACAGTTGGAGTGTGGAATTCCAACAGTGCAGTAGGCCCAACTCTTACTCCAGCAACTGTAACAACCTCAGATACTGCACCATCTAATCCTAGTAACGGAGATATGTGGTTTGATAGTTCTGTAGGAAAAACATTTATCTGGTATGATGATGGAACATCTGCACAATGGGTTCAAATGAACCCAAATACATCTGGTGGAGGCTCTAGTGATGCAGGTGGCGAATCTCCAATTATATTAACAGAACCACCAACAACACACATTTTAAATACCGATGGAACTGCCAGTACACTTACAATGGTTGCAGAAGACCCAGAAGGATTTGATATTACCTATGGAATTGTATACAAAACCACAGGAAATACGAGACCAGTACAACTTTCTGCAGACACCACAGTAAATACAAGTGGAGTTTATACATTTACTCCAACCACAACTAATAGTGACGGAGGGAATTTTACAGCGAGACTAAGTGCATCAGATGGCGCAAAAACTACTACTAGATTAGTAGATTTTAGTTTAGAGTTTGACTTTACTTCAGATGAAGTTCTTATTGTCGCCGGCGGCGGCTCTGGCGCCAATGGAGGCGGTGGTGGCGCTGGAGGACTTCTTTACTTTGGAACAAATACTACTCCCAAAACTCCAAATGGTAGTGCTCCAGTGTTTCAAAAAAATGTTGCTTATACAATAACGGTTGGAGATGGCGGCAATATCAATAATTTTGGGCCCTTAGGTTGGGGTGGTGAACATGGTAAAAATAGTTCAATAAGTGGAGATGGATTAACCACATCTACCTATACTGCAATCGGCGGCGGGGGTGGTGCCGCCGGCAATTACACAAATGGTTCTAATTATAACGCAGGATATATTGGTGGTGACGGTGGTTCTGGTGGAGGTGGCGGCGGCAACTACGCAGGAGGTGGCCCCTTAATGCCTGGGGGTTCTGGGGTTTCTGGACAAGGTTATGATGGTGGAAATGGTTCCGCTGTATCAAACAGCCCAGCCGGTGCTGGTGGTGGTGCTGGTGCTGTCGGTGGCGATTACACTACAAAAATTGGTGGTGATGGATTAGAATATGATATCACTGGAACCGCTACTTATTATGCTGGTGGTGGAGGCGGCGGCAGTTATAACGCTGGGGAAGGAGCTGGAGGTCTTGGAGGTGGTGGCGCTGGATTTACTTATTTTGCTTCTTACAACGCCTCTACAGATGATGGAGTCCCAAATACAGGCGGTGGCGGTGGCGGTGGTTCTGGTTCCAATTCTAATGGTGGATCGGGTATTGTCATTATAAAAATACCTAATAGAATTACTGCAACAGGAACTGGATTTACTGAAACCACTACTGGAAATTCAAAGGTTTTATCATTCACTTCTTCTGGAAGTGTAACATTTGGTTAAATAAAGGTAAAAAATGGCAATTAATTTTCCAAGCAATCCGACAAATGCACAAGAAGTAACAGAGGGTAATGTAACATATGTTTACAATGCCACAAAAGGTTATTGGGAAAGTTCTGAAGTTTCTTCTGGTGGTGGTGCATCTATAACTGTCTATGCAGATATGACTGCGTTAATAGCTGCAACTGGAATGTCTGATGGAGATCAAGCATTTGTTACCGCAAACAACAATCTTTATCTCTATTCTGGAACTGGTTGGTATAAGATTGCTACAGTACAAAACGATTCGCCTAGTGCGATCACTGGAGTGGATGGAACTTATTCACTCGCTATAGATGGAACACCTACAGTTATTACTGCTGTTTCTACAGACCCAGAAGGATTCCCTCTGACATGGAGTTATTCTACAAGTGGACTTGGTAGCATCGCTACAATAAGTCAAGCAGATAATGTATTTACTATTACACCTAGCACTACAGAAGCAGACGCTGGTACATTTACTTTAACACTTAATGCGACTGATGGTGTGAATGGAGCGGTGAGTACAAATACATCTATATCCTTGCAATTTCAGGTTTTAAATAGTAATTACACAACTTTATTAGCAACAGCGGTAGATACATCAAATAATAGTAGTTTTACAGATTCTTCAACAAATGCATTAACACTTTCGCCTATAAATGCACCCACATCAAGTTCATTTAGTCCGTATAGGCATGGTGGATACTCGACTTATTTTGATGGTAGTGGGGATTATTTAGAACCATCATCTTCAACAAATACAACAAATTTTGGGACTGGCGATTTTACCTGTGAGTTTTGGTATTACCCTAATGTTTCAGGAACACAACAAAACATTCTTGATAATTTTGGAAATGCTCAAGTAGCGATTTATAGAAACTCATCAAACATTTTAAATTATTATATTGCCGGAGATCGCATTTCATCGACTACTGCATTGGTCGCCGGTGCTTGGTATCACGTTGCACTTGTAAGAAGCTCCGGCACAAGTAAGTTATACATAAATGGTGTACAAGAAGGTTCGAACTACTCAGATACAACAAATTTTTCTGGCGGTTCAACATACCCTAGAATTGGAAGTTCGTATTTGAATACGGTTGGTGTAAATGGGTATGTTAGTGATCTGCGTATCGTCAAAGGCACCGCTGTCTATACTTCTGCATTTACACCGCCAACAACACGCCTTACAGCAATCACAAATACTAGCCTACTTACTTGCCACTTACCATACATTACTGATGGTTCAACAAATGATCATACGGTGGGTGTCGCCGGTAACGTTTCAACGCAACCATTTAGCCCATATGATTATCTTTCATACGATTCAGCAACACACGGTGGTTCAATTTATTTTGATACCAGTGGTTCTACTGCAACAAGTGGTGGATCGGGACAATATGTTCAAAGTGCATTATCCTCTGAACTAACACTTGATACTAACGATTTTACTATAGATTGTTGGGTATATGGTATTAGTAAAGCTCGTAATTATCCAAGAGTATTACAAATTGGCCCACAGAACACTCCGTGGGGATCAAATCAATTGTCGATATTATACAAACACAATGATGATAATGATTCTATATGTTTAGCAATGCAAGGCATTGGGGGTAATGCAATGCTAATTGCTAGTGGCCCAATAAGTGATAATCAATGGTATCATGTAGCCATTACTAGATCAGGAAGTACATTTACTATGTATATCAATGGTGAATCTGTTGGAACATACACAAGTACAGGAAGTGCAACAGGAACAGGGGATAAAGCAATTTTAATTGGTAGTAGTAGCGCTGGTGATAGTGACTTTAATGGGTACATTTCTGATTTGCGTGTTTTTAATGGTACAGTTGTATATACAGGAAACTTTACACCACCAACTGAACCAGTTAGTTCTTCGGCCGCAGCGGTTCATGTAATTGGAACAGACGCTTCGATTATAGATAAGTCTCAAAACGCTAACCTAAAGTTGATTGGTAATACTACTGGTTCAACGACTCAGGTTAAGTTTGCGGATACTAAGTCAATGTATTTTGATGGCAGTGGTGATTACGCCGCTTCGAATGTGTTAGCTTTGGGGTCAGATGATTTTACTATAGAAGCGTGGATTTATTTTAATACAGATCCTACAGTAGGCATGGGGCTTTATCAACTAGCTAACGGTGTCCTAACCTCTAGTGTTTTAGGGCCAGCTGCGGGTATGGCCAACAGTGGGAATTGGGCTATCTATGTTGGCACTAGCGTAGTATTTGCTAATACTGGAGCTGCTGTTGCAAGTACTTGGTATCATGTAGCTCACGTTAGAAATTCTGGAACTGCAAAATTATATGTAAATGGCACTGAATTAATTTCTACAGCTGATACAAACATTTATACCGGCACAGATTTGGTTATAGGAGGATGGTACAGTAGTCCTTATTTATTGAATGGATATATTTCAGATTTTCGTGTTACCAAAGGCCTAGCACGATACACCGCAAACTTTACACCGCCCACAGAACCATTAAAAGGTTAACTTAAAAAACATATAAATAGTCATATCAAAAGAGAGGTATGACATGGCCGTAGTTACATCTAGAGCTGAATTTAAAGAATATTGTCTTAGAAAACTAGGTTCTCCAGTTATTCAAATAAATGTCGCAGATGAACAAGTAGAAGATCGTGTAGACGATGCACTAGAGTTTTATCGTGACTATCATTTTGATGCGGTAGAGGATGTTTTTCTTAAGCACCAAATAACTGAAGACGATATTACAAATCGATATATTCCTATTAATGACTTAGTAATTGGAGTTAAAAGAGTAATTCCTCTTTACGAAAAATTCAGTCACAGTACAAACATGTTTGATGTTAGATATCAAATGTTCTTAAACGATGTTTATAATTTAAGAAGTACGGAGATGTTATCATACGAATTGACTCAAAGTCATATTCAATTAGTCAATGATATGATTACTGGACAAGTTCCTATCAGATTTAACAGACATCAAAACCAACTTCATCTTGATATTGATTGGGATGAAGCATTAGTTGTTGGTGAGTTTATTATTGTAGAAGCAATGAGGGTTCTTGACCCCAATGTTTATACAGATGTTTGGAATGACAGATGGTTAAAAAGATACGCAACCGCACTGATTAAAAAACAATGGGGAGAGAATTTATCGAAGTACGAAGGCATTGCGATGCCTGGAGGTGTGACCTTCAATGGTTCCAGAATTCTTGATGAAGCAAATCAAGAAATAGAACAACTGGAACAAGAAATGTCTTTAAGTTATGAACTTCCTGTAGACATTATGGTGGGATAGTCATATGGCTACAAATCAGTATTTTAACACTATATCATTTGCACCAGAGCAATCCTTAACAGAAAATCTTGTCGCTGAATCGATTCAGATTCATGGACAGGATATGTATTATCTGAAAAGAACCGATGTAAACGAAGATACTGTTTTTAACGAGTCAACTATAAGTGAATTTAACGATGCATTTTCTATAGAAATGTATATCGAAGATGCAGATGGTTTCCAAGGAGAGGGAGACTTCTTATCCAAGTTTGGATTAGAAATTAGAGATCAATTAAATCTTATTGTATCTATTAAAAGGTGGGATGAAGAGTCCACAATCCAAACCCCACAAGAAGGCGACTTAGTATATTGGCCATTGCAAGATAAAGTATATGAAATTAAATTTGTAGAAGACGAAGTTTCCTTCTGGCAATTAGGTAAAAGATATGTCTATAGACTATCGACAGAATCATTTGAATTCTCAAGTGAAAAGTTTAATACAGGAATTGATGAAATTGATGATATTCAACAACATACATTTGTTACTGTCGATTTAACTTTGGGTACTGGAACTGGTGATTTTATCGTAGGCGAAATAGTATATCAGGGTGCAAACTTCGATTCAGCAACAGCAACAGGTACAGTAGAAACTTGGAATTCTGGAACTAAGGTTTTGAAACTTTCAAACCTTACAGGGAGTTTTGCACAAAACACAAATACTGTTGGTAGAGACAGTGGTGCAAATTATCTATTGGGTGCAACGCAACAGATTGTATATACAGAAAACAAAACAACAGATACCACAGATGGAACTTCTGGACAAGACACAGTATTCACTGGTTCAAGTTCAAATGTAGAAAAGGTTATCGACTTTACTGTTGGAAACCCATTCAGTGAGGATTACTAATGTTAGGTAATAGTCCATATTATAGAAGTACAATTAGAAACTATGTTATTGCATTTGGTTCTATATTCGATGATATTACTATCGATAGAAGAAACGCCAATGGAGATGTGTTGGAAACGATTAAGGTTCCTCTTGCATACGGCCCTTCACAAAAATATCTGGCAAGAATAAATCAACCAGCAGGAAATCTTGGAGATTCTGTTGCAATCACCTTGCCTAGAATGAGTTTTGAAATTTCTGGATTTA